TGACCTGGTTGTTTTGCACAGGGTTTTCCTGCGTATTTACCACCCAATTGAACCCAACCAGGGGTGCCATCAGAAGCGCGACTCTTAGTAAACCAGTCACGCAAAGAATTATCACCACTCTTGTTTTCATCAATAGATTCCTCCTTCACACAATTGGGAACTACTTTCTTCCCCTTTTTCTTCATTCCAAGTTGTTTATATCCATCCCAGCATTTCTCGGATACTGGTTCACTAAAACTCTTAAACTTATAATCACTACCTTTAATAATATCAACAACATGTGCAAAGATATTGCCATTTGCATCATGAAGTTCTGTCCATTCTTCCTTTACTTTCTCCATTTTTTTGAGTTTGGAATAGTAATTGGGAATTTCATCTAGATGTTGCAATGCAATATCCATTGCTTCATCATTATCTGTAGTATGTTCATGTTCAACTTTCATCCCCATCTCAAGTTGTTTTTGGATGGTTGATGGGGATACTTTATGCTTTTTTGCGATTTCTTCTACCGATTTATGACCTTTGAATCCTTCTTTTACTTCTTTCGTTCTCTCCGTATCATCTTCTCCATGAGAAAGATGATCAGCTACGGTGTCAAGATACTCTGCAGCCTTTGTAATCTTTGATTGAACCCATGCTTCTAGATCACCTTCACCTTTAAGTTTAGTCATCAATCTGGTGATTGCAGCCTGTGCAGTTTTAAGTTCCCCACGAGCCATTGAGAACTCTTGATCTTCTCCAAGATATCCAATTCTTTCCAGGTCTGCAAGAATAGACCACTCTTTAAAGGTGAGTTTATCCATTTATTTTTATAAGTTTCCTATGTTTATTTAGATAGATCTGGATTCATTGAACTCTTCAAGAACTTTTGGAGTTCTGCAGTAGATCCTAAAAATACTGCATTGTTAGTAACATTAGTTGGTGCAGACCCTTTTTGTTCTTGATTAATATCCTTCATCTTCTTTTGAAGATCAAGAAGTTTGTCAGTAACATCTCCAACATTTTTAATCAGTTGTCCAGCAACCTCATAGGCTCTTGGAGAATCGGATTCTTGTGCTAACTCAAGAATACCATTAATTGCTTCTTGACCCTTTTCTATGATAGAATAGAGTTGTCCTCTAGAATACTCATAATCTTTTTGAAGTTGTTCAGATGAATCAATAGTTTTGTTAAGTGCAACTGGTTCTGACTTAACAATTTCTGATTGAATTGGGGTTGTCTCAATATTCAAAGCTTTATCAATATCTTCGAAACTCATACATCAATTCCCTTTGTAGTACTATAAATTTTACCATCATTAAAATCATAACGAGATTCACTGAATCCAAAATCATCATCAATATCTATGAGTTCATTATCCTCTTCGTTAATTGCACTAATAGCAGTTCCTGAAGTGTGAGATGAAACACTTGATCCGTTTTGACCTCTATTTACTAATAAGGTATTTCCATTTATTTCACGGACATACATAACTTCATTATCTATTTGAATGTATGATTTAACTACAAGAGGGGTGGAATCCGATACTTCAAATTCTGTGACCTCTGTAGAAATATCTTCACCAATTAATGTAACTTCATCATCATTATAGTCTTTTAATGCCTTTGGTTCTACAACATATCTAAGTTGTCTAGAAGCATTAACTCTATTGGTATCAGTATAATAATCAACTTGAACCTGTTTGATCAGAGCCTCATTTCCATTTCCAACTGGTCCGAACAGATATGTCTTTGCGGTAAAATCTAAAGTATAAATTAAAACTCTCCTAGTTGTAAAATCTCCTTCATATTGATCATCCATTGAAATTCTTTCCAGAATCATTGGAATATCTCTTTTTTCTCCAATAGAATTTACCAAATCAACTGTTAAGTTAAAATGGGGTTGAAAATAAGGTAAAATTTGTTCTACAACTTGTAAGGCATCTTCATTCAACTTAGACATTATTGAAAGTCTAAAATTTACATTATATGGAACAGGCATAAAAACCTTAGTTATTTCATTATTTTCAGAGGCTTTAAAAGTTTGCATAGTAGAAGATTTTCTACTAGAATCATAAGAAATTCCTGTCATCTCAAATGACATTCTTGGGAGAGTAATTGCAACCCTCTTTTTCAAATCCGGTACTTGTTCAATTCTTGCTAAAAACTTTTGTACTGGACCATAAGCAATAGGCACAGTCAAGATACTAAAATCATCGCCTGCGTTATCTTTATGTTTGATTTTAATATCATTAAAAAGAGTGCCGAAAGCCACAATGGTCTTTCTCAATATTTCGTGATAAAAATAATTTGAAATCATTACAAGTACTTGGGTGATTAATAATTATTTAGTATTCACCGAATGGATTGCGTTGACTAAAATCTATAATGATATCTGCAGCTTCTTCAATTTGAATATTTTCTGCATACAAATCTAGGAATTCATTTGTTTGAATAGTTGATACTTTATAACTTGCACCAACTCCAATAATAGATTCTCCTTTTGCAAAATTACCATCAACTACAGAAAGTTTCAATATTCTATTCTGAGCGTCCCAACTCTTGACATAACCAGTAGTACCCGTTCTTGATCCAGTAACAACTTCATTATAATCATAGTCACCAAATGTTGTAGTAGTTGGATCTGTAAATTCTATTGTAGGAGTAAATGTATATCCAGCTCCTGCATTTGAATAACGTACTGCAACAACAACTCCATTAGAATTAATAACTGCCTCGGCTTGAGCATTTCTAATGTTTGAAGATATTCCAGTACTTGATGGAATAAAGGTTCTTTGGATTATAACCTGAGGAGTTGTTGTATATCCTACGCCACCAGAAGAAATAGCAACTACACCAAGAACACCGGCATTAATAACTGCAGTAGCGATTCCGCCGGCTCCACCACCACCAGAAATAGTAACTATTGGTGGTTCAATATAACCAAAACCTGGATTTGTAATTAAAATCCTATCAATAGAAAGTTTTTGATTTGAAGTCCTACTTGTCATAATAGCAACTGCTGTTGCTGTCAAACCTCCTGTAGGAGCGGTAGAAATCGAAACTCTAGGAGCTGATGTATATCCATATCCATCATTAATTAGATCAATGTACTGAACTGACTTAGAATTTGGATTAGTAGTCGCAAATCCAACTGTAGCTACTGCAGTTGTTGCTCCAGATCCAACCATTTGGATAGTGTATACATTACCCAAATCTTTAATAGATTCATTTACTTCAATACCTGTAGGATCAACTTCTGGTACGTCAATAATTTCATCTTCATATTCAAATCTTTCGCATCTTAACTCGTAAACATAAAGATTATTGAGTTGGTAAAATGGTTTTTTACCTTCAACATACTTAATTTCAAATAAAGATTCGTCAAGAGGAAACCAGATTAAATCTCCTTCTTGGGGTCTATAAGCAATTTTTCTCTCGTTTTCCGGCCATAATTTTAATAATGGAGAAATAAAATCATCATATCTTTCTTTTGAAATTACAAGATTTATTTCATCGTTACTTCTAACTCCAAATTTAGTCAACAAATCTCCATTTCCACTAAATCCCTCAAAATTCATTAGGTAAGCTTCAATACGAAAACTATCATCAAATTTTGAAGCAGTCACTTCTCTAATTACAGTATTTTCGCCAATAATTCTTCTAGGCATGTATAGAACATCTTGTCCATACATTTTTAGTTGTTCGTTAATTAGATCTTGAATAAGTCTCTGCTCACTCGGAGATCCCTGAAGAAAATAAGAATTGAGAGGTGACATATCAACCTATGAGATCGAGTGGTGGTAGTTCGTATTCGTCCTTGAGTTGTTGTTCTAATTTTTCTATTTCTGCAACACCATCATCATAAATTTGTCTTCCATTCAATTGAACTCCACCTGGAAGTAAAACTCCATTAAACTTAATCATATTCTGTCCCCATTGTTTTTTAATGAGAGCAGTCAAATACTTCTTCAACCACCAATCATTGTAAAGTTTTGGTGCATCCGAAGGATCTACGATTCTATAACAATCAATAATTACATACTCATTTTCTCCAACCTGAGACCAATCAATATCAAGATATAGTTTATGATTCTTTTTGTTAAATCTAATCTGTGCATGAGGGTTTAAAAGGAAATCCAAATCCTCAAGATATCTCTTGACCATTGCATAATTAAGGAGATCTAATGCACCATAATAGTAAACATCATTTAAAAATAACTGATATTTGATATTGAAAAGACCATCAGAAACCGTACTGGAATTAATTTTAAGAATATTATTTACACCAATAATACTATCTGGAAGAGGTAGGTAATTTACTCCTTCAACGTAAGTGAGAGAAGTTAAACCCGCTCCAACAACATTACCAGAAGTGGTCGAAGAACCTACCGGTCCAGGTTCAGCTAGTGTTGTTTTTACTGCAGGAGTAAGTTTATGTTTTAAAAATACACGATCAATGCCATCAAAATGACGTTCATGGTAATATTGAATTGCATCGTCAATTAAATTATCAATTTGATCGTCATCTACATTTATTTCTAAAACTGGTTTTCCTAGTTGTTTGAGGCAGTATTCTTTCAACTCCGCTCTACTAGATGGCTGTGCCATAAAAAAATACCCCTAGTTTCCTAGAGATATTTATCAAATATTTTAACTTCTCTATAATCCGAGTTGTGTAACTCATTAATTTTTTTCTTTATTTCAGATCTCCTATCATTTGTGATATAAACACTTCTCGCTAAATCTATAAATTCTTCGTCAAACTCTTTATTTTTTTCCTTTTTTCTTAACTTATTTTCAACCTTCCAAAGTTTTTCATTTACTTCTCTAAGTTCTTTCTCATAATCTGCAGAGTAAAAAGTTAAGTAATTTTTTATTTTTTTTAATTCACATAACTCTTTTTCAACATATTCATCATCAGTGAATAATGATTTAATTTCAAGAATGGAAATTCTGTCAAAAAGTTCACCTATGGAAATTGGTATTGTAATTTTCATGAGTAATCAAAATTAAACAATAGTTCTTTTTTATTATTTTCAGTCAAATCTTGTACCAATTCTTCCTTCCGTTCATTTCTTTTGGGTTGTTTTTTATTTTTAATATTTGTTTGTTGACCCATAGTTT